AGACACGCCGCGTCAGCGGGAAGTGCTTGAGGCCATAATCGCCCACGGTAGCGCAAAGATGGCCGATGCCGCTCTGGGTATGAGCGCTGGTGGCGCGTCTGAAACGCTGATCAACGTCAAGCGCAAGGCTGCGAAGGTGGGCTACGCGCCTGAATTTGACTTCACAAGGCCCGTGCCCGACGGCTTTATCGCCAAGGGCGTGTCGACCTACTACGACAAGGAAGGCAAGCCCACCGGCCAGTGGGTTAAGGCGTCTGCGGACGCGCAGCGGCAGCAGGAGATATTCACAGCCGCCGTGAACGCAATGGCGACCACTCTGCCGCGCCTCGAACCAATCGTTGCGCCAGAGCAGTTCAACGCCGACCTGCTGACGATGTACACGCTGACCGACGCGCACATCGGTATGCTCGCGTGGCACCGCGAGAACATGCAGGCCGACTGGGATTTGCAGATTGCGGAAGCCGTCATCGTCGGCTGCTTCGAACAGATCATCAAGTCCTCACCAGACAGCGAGACGGCCGTTCTGAACCAGCTCGGCGATTTGCTGCACTATGATGGCCTATCCGCAATTACACCCACAAGCGGCCACGTACTGGACGCAGACGGTCGCTTCACCAAGATGGTCGAGGTCGCCGTGCGCGTGCTGCGCCGCATCATCAACATGTTGCTGGCCAAGCACAAGACAGTTCACGTCATCCTCGCGGAGGGCAATCACGACATGGCCTCGTCAGTCTGGCTGCGCACGATGTTCAAGGCGCTGTACGAGAACGAGCCGCGCATCACCGTCGACGACAGCGCACTGCCCTACTACGCCTATGAGTTCGGCGTTGTCATGCTGGCCTTCCACCACAGCCACTTGAAGAAGTTTAGCGCGATGCGCGAGATCATCCCAGCAATGTTTTCCGAGATGTGGGGGCGAACCAAGAAACGCTACTGCCACACAGGAAATTACCACCACACCAAAGAAGACGAGGCCGCAGGTCTCAAGGTGTTCCAGCACCCGACACTGGCCGCACGGGATGCGTATGCCTCTCGCGGCGCGTGGTTCTCGGACAGGGAGGTGTGCTCAATCACGTACCATAAAAAGTTCGGGCAGGGTATGCGGGTCTACGCTTGCCCTGAAATGTTGGATGCCGTATGATGAATGCGGGTTTTCTGGTGCGCAAAACGTAAAAAACTGATATAGGGGCGCGTTATGGCCACGACAATGACATTCACGACGTTGAAACAGGACGTGCAGCGCTACCTTGAGCGTGGCAACACACTCGCGTCGGACCCTATAGTCTTTGAGCAAATCCCGCGTCTGATCAACCTCGCCGAGCGCCGCATCGCCCGCGAGCTTAAAGTCGAGGGCTTCATCAACGTCGTGACCGGCACGCTCTCTGCGGGCCAGTCCGTCTACCCTAAGCCTGACCGCTGGCGCGACACCGTGTCGATCAACATTGGCACAGGCGCGACCTTCAACAACCGCAAAATCATATTCTCCCGCGTCTATGAATATCTGCGCTCCTACTGGCCGAACGCGCTGGAGACGGACACGCCTATCTTCTACAGCGACTATGATTACAGTCACTGGCTTTTCGCGCCGACGCCGGACGCAGAATACCCATTCGAGATCCTGTACTACGAACTGCCGCCGCTGCTCGACGAGAGCGTGCAGACGAACTGGATCACAGAATACGCCCCGCAGCTCCTGCTTTACGGCACGCTGGTTGAGGCAACGCCGTTCCTGAAGAACGACGAACGCATCCCAGTTTGGCAGAGCATGTACGATCGCGCGGCGGCAATGTTGAACGGCGAAGATCTCGCCAAAATCCTAGACCGATCCGCCGTGCGCAAGGAGGCGTAATAATGTCCACGTCATTCACTCAAGTCTTCGGCGGTACAACGATATACCCCTCAGACGTATCGTATCTCCCACTTGCGCTGACCAGCGACATATCTCTTGAGTGGCCGCTTGAGGCCACCACCGGCAACAACGTCGTCGCCCGCATCATCGACATCACGCCAACCGGTCCGTACACCGTCACACTTCCCGACGCGATGTCAGTCGGCGTCGGCCAGACGATCCTGTTCAACAACCTCGGCCCCGACACAATCACCATCGACAACGCCGCAGGCAACGCGATCCTGAGCATCGGCGCGGGCGAGCAGTGGCAGTGCTACCTCATCAGCAACACCACCGTCGGCGGTGTCTGGCGCACTTTCCGTTACGGCGCTGCCGTGGCGCAGGCGCAAGCCGCAGCGCTGGCTGGCGCGGGTCTGGTTGCCTCTGGCTCGACCCTCGCACAGAATTACGAAGTCGTTGACTTCTCGATTACGCCATACAGCCTCACGGCCCCTGACCGCGCAAAGGTCTTTGTCTGGAACGGCGGCCTCGGCACGATGAACCTGCCTACCGCTGTCGCCGCTGGCGACGGCTGGTTCGTTCAGGTCCGCAACGGCGGCCAAGGCGATCTCACCATCGACCCAGCTGGTTCCGAGCTTATCAACGCGTCGTCCACGCTCCTCTTGCAGCCGGGCGATAGCGCCGTCATCGTCAGCGACGGCGTCCAGTGGTACACCATTGGCCTCGGGCAGCAGGCGGTCTTCGCCTTCGACTACACGACTATTGCTGTCACTGGCGGCACGTACACACTCGCTGGCTCTGAGTTGAACCGCATCGCGTACAAGTTTACGGGCACGCTGTCGTCTAACGTCAACATCGTCGTGCCCGCAACGGTGCAGCAGTACTGGGTCAACAACGCCACGACTGGCGCATTTACGCTCGGCGTAAAGACATCCAGCGGCGCGGCCACTCTGGTCACGCAGGGCGCAACGGCCATCCTGTACTGCGACGGCACGAACATCATCTCAGCCACCACCTCAGCGGCCTTTGCGGGCACAGTCCCAATTTCACAAGGCGGCACCGGCGCGGTTAACGCACCTTCAGCGTTGACCAACCTCGGCGGCACAGGCATCGGCACGTCGGTCTTTACGGCAGCCACAACATCCGCGGCCCGCTCTGCCATCGCGGCGGCTGGCTCTGGCGCTAACAGCGACATCACGTCACTGACTGGCCTCACGACGCCACTGAGCGTTGCGCAGGGCGGAACCAATGCAACGACGGCTGGCGCTGCGCGCTCAAGCCTTGGCGCAGCGGCGAGCGGCTCAAACGCGGACATCACGGCGCTGACCAATGCGGCAGGTATCCAGATCGGCGCGCCTACGCTTGGCGCGCGGGGTGCGGGCACGATCAACGCCACGGGCCTCTTCATCAACGGCGTGGGCGTCGGGACGGGTTCCGGCTCGGTGACCAGCGTTGCGGCGACTGTGCCCTCGTTCCTGTCCGTGACCGGTTCGCCGATCACGACGTCAGGCACGCTGGCAATCTCGCTGTCGGGCACTGCGCTTCCTGTCGCCAACGGCGGAACGGGTCAGACGACGTACACCGACGGGCAGTTGCTCATCGGTAACAGCACCGGCAACACGCTCACGAAGGCGACGTTGACGGCGGGCTCGGGCATTACCATCACAAACAGCGCGGGCGGTATCTCCATCGCGTCTACCGCTGGTGGCGGTACAGTTACCTCAGTGGCCGCGTCGGGCGGCACAACCGGTCTTTCATTTACTGGCTCGCCCATCACAACCACCGGCACACTGACACTCGCGGGCACGCTCGCGATAGCGTCTGGGGGCACTGGCGCGACCAGTGCCTCTGGCGCGAGGCTTACCCTCCTCGCGGCTGGCTCCGGCGCGAACAGCGACATCACGTCACTTACCGGCTTGACCACGGCACTGTCAGTCGGTCAAGGCGGCACAGGTGTCGCAACCACGCCGACAAATGGTCAACTTCTAATTGGCAACGGCACTGGGTACAGCGTTGCCGCGCTTACCGCAGGTTCAGGCATAACCGTCACGAACAGTGCGGGCGGGATCACTATCGCCTCTACTGCGGGCGGCGGCACGGTCACGTCAGTCGCCGTTAGCGGGGGCACGACAGGTCTTACCACCAGCGGAGGCCCGATCACCGGAAGCGGCACCATCACTTTCGCGGGCACGCTCGCTGTGGCCAACGGCGGCACAGGCGCAACGACCGCGGGCGCAGCCTTAACTTCTCTCGGTGCTTACGCCGCGAGCAACCCAAGCGGCTTCACGTCGAACACAGGCACGGTAACTTCAGTTTCTGGCTCAGGTGGCACGACGGGTCTCACCTTGACTGGCGGCGCAATTACGACGTCCGGCACTCTTACCCTCGGCGGCACGCTTGCCGTTGCTAACGGCGGTACAGGATCGACTTCCTCGGCAGGCGCTGCCACCAACCTCGGCCTTGGCACTGCGTCAAACGTACAATTTAACTCGTTGGGCGTCGGCACTGCTGGATCGGGTACTGCGGGCGAGATCCGTGCGACCAACAACGTCACGGCCTTCTACTCGTCTGATGCGCGCTTGAAAGAGAATGTGCGCCCGATTGAAAACGCACTCGACATCGTGACTACTGTCGGCGGCAAGACGTTCGACTGGACTGATGCCTACATCGCAGAGCATGGCGGCGAGGACGGCTACTTCGTAACCAAGTCAGATTTCGGTGTCATTGCACAGGATGTGCAGGAAATGTTCCCGCTGGCCGTTCGCACACGCGACGATGGCACCTTGGCCGTTGACTACGAGAAACTCGTTGCTGTCGCCTTCGCGGCCATCAAAGAGTTAAAGGCTGAAGTGGACGAGCTACGGGGCGCTAAGTAATGGCACTGCCTACCAGCGGCCCCCTCACACTCGCCAATATCCAAACTGAGTTTGGTGGCACGAACCCTATCGGGTTGAACGAGTATTATGCTGGCGGGGCGAACGTCCCTTCAGGCACAAGCGGAACTTACGGCGCGGTGCCGTCAAGCGGAGCAATCAGCATCCGTAACTTTTACGGCACAAGCAAATTTACGCCAGTTACGAACACGTATACGACAGGCACAGGCGCGACCGAGACGGTGCCTACAGGGGCCACTTCTGTTACGATTACCGTGGATGGCGGCGGCGGCGCGGGTGGCTTTAACGCTACCACCCTCGGCGGTGGCGGCGGCGGCGGCTCACGGGCCGTGCGGACTATCGCCGTTGTTGGTGGAAACACCATGACCTACACAGTCGGCGGCACGACGACGGGACGCACTACACAGGGTATCGGCGGTACAGGCAAAACTTCCTCAGTGTCCGGCACAGTTTCTGGCGGTTCGGTAAGTATGACTGCCAATGGTGGGATTGGCGGCAACACCAGTGCTGGCGGCACAGGCGGCTCGGCAACTGGCGGCACCACCAACACCAGCGGCGACGATGGACAAGACGCAGTAAACGGCGGCGACGGAGGCAACGGCGCAAGCGGCGCTGCGGGCGGCGTAGCCCCCGGCAATGGTTCGGCTCCCGGTGGCGGTGGCGGTGCCAGTGGCCTCGATCTGAGCAACGTCGTCTCCGGTACGGGTGCCCGTGGCCAAGTTTCGTTCGCGTACACGTAAGGATTACAGATGGCCGAGAACATTGTCCAGATAATATCAAAGCCCGGCATTAAGCGGGACGGCACGCGCCTTGAGGGCGACCAGTACGTTGACGGCCAGTGGGTCCGCTTCCAGCGCGGGCTGCCGCGTAAGATTGGCGGCTACCGCTCGATCAACAAGTTCTTGCGCGGCCTGCCGCGTGCGCTGCATGAGTATACGCAGGATTTGCTGACATACGTCCACGCCGGATCGTCCGACCGCCTTGAGCGCTTCTTCATCGACGGCACGTACAACACGAGCGTCATCACCGATCGCACGCCCGCGTCGGGCTTCACCGTAGACAACGGCAATATGTGGCAGTTCGCCACGGCCTACGACACGACCAACGGCAACCAGATCGTCGCGCAAGTCGCGCCGAACCTGAACTGCATATGCAACAGCGACGGCGGCGCGCTCTTCGTCGGCGACCTCCTCGGCACGAGTGCCTTGACTGAAGTCACCACGGTGCCCGCCAACTTCAACGTCACTGGCGGCGTCGTCACGCTGCCGCCGTATACGTTCGCCTTCGGCAACGACGGCTACGCGGCGTGGTCCGTGCCGAACGATCCGGCGGACTTTACCAGCTCTGGCGCAGGCAATGCGTACATTACAGGCCAGAAGATCGTCAAAGCCATGCCACTGCGCGGCGGACCGGGCAACAGCCCGTCTGGCCTGTTCTGGTCGGCGGACAGCCTGATACGCGGCACGTATGTCGGCGGCACGGCGGTATTCCAGTTCGACACCATCAGCGCGCAGTCGTCGATCCTGTCGGCCAACAGCGTCATCGAGTATGACGGCATCTTCTACTGGATCGGCACGGACCGCTTCCTGTCGTTCAACGGCGTCGTGCGCGAGATCGAGAACAATCTGAACCTCAACTTCTTCTTCGATAACCTAAACTATCCCCAGCGCCAGAAGGTGTTCGCGTATAAGGTTCCGCGCTTCGGTGAGATATGGTGGTGCTTCCCGTTTGGCGACAGCATCGAGCCGAACCACGCCGTCATCTACAACGTGCGCGAAGGCACATGGTACGACACCGAGCTGCCCAATGGCGGGCGCGGCGCGGGCCTCTTCCCTGCCGTGTTCAGCAAGCCGCTCCTGTCAGGCGTCGAGCCGCAGGAGGCCGAGGCCGTTGCGGCTGCGGTAGTTGCGGCAGGAACAGGTTACGCCGTGGGCAACACGCTCACTGTCGTTGGCGGCCTCGGCCAGCTTGACACTGAGTTGACGGTCACGACTGTCAGCAGCGGTGTCATCACTGGCGTCACCATCAGCAATGCGGGCCAATACACCGAGATCCCGACCAACCCAGTCAGTGTGACTGGCGGAGCGGGTTCTGCCGCGACGTTCAATCTGACGTTCGACAACCCGTACAAGTTCTGGGTTCACGAGGTCGGCACGGACGAGATCGACGGCCTGACGCTCAACCCGATACAGTCGTTCTTTGAGACTGCCGACTTGTGCCTGCCTGTCACGGCGCAGAAAAACAAGGCCCTTCAGGTGCTGATGCTTGAGCCTGACTTCGTGCAGAACGGCGACATGACAGTGGCCGTTCACGGTCGGGCCAACGCCCGCTCGCCGGAAGTCGAGACCGAGCCGATGATGTTCCCCGAGACTGCGCAGACGCCGCAGGAGCAGGTCGTCTTCTTCAAGACGCAGCGCCGCCAGTTGCGCTTCCGCTTCGAGAGCAACACTCTCGGCGGAAATTATCAAATGGGGTTAATCCTTGCGCATTTGCAAGAAGGTGATGGAACGACACTTGGCTGATGATTGACCCGCGCAACATGACTTGGCAAGACTGGGCCTGTTCAGTTATACTGTCCGTCAACGACGCGTGGGCCTTCGGCACGCCTCCCGAGGAGGCCGAGTGGCAGGGCTGGGCTATAGGGCTGTTGCGTGCCTCACCATTTACGCAACAAATTATTCCCGATCCCTATCAGTTCTCTGATTGGCGAGAGTGGGGAATGCGTGTATATCCAATGCTCGAAGGTACAAGTCAATGAACTACATCCCCGGCTTCAGCAACTATTTGGCGGCGTCCGTGCCCGAGTACGCGAACGGCGGACGCGTGGACTACGGCGAGCCTACGATGTACGGCGAGCCTACGATGTACGGCGACTACGGCGGGTATGGTGACCCTATAATGTACGACGCCGCGCCTATCATGGACACGCCCCGTCAGGCAGCGGTTATGCCGATGACGCAAGAGGCTGTACCTTACGACATGAGCAGCTTGGCTGGCTTGGACCTAAGCGGTCTGTACGGTATGAACTTCGGTTCCGACTTTGGCGGCGGTGCAATGGGCGGAATATACCCAGACGATCCAAATACAGAATACATCGGCGCGCCAGTATCCAACAAAGGCAACTTCACTGCGCAATCGGGCAATGCGTTCGTCATGGGAGCCGACCAGCCGGTGCGCCTCGTTGACCTTAACACCAACACGGTTATCTTCGAGGGCACAGGCTATGACGCCGCGCGCGAAGCGACCCGACTGGGTCAGAACCTGAGCGACACAATGGGCCGCAAGGCGTCGTACGACATCCAAACCGCAGACCCGTCTGGCGTGTACACGACCGTTGCCAACGAGAAGAAGAACAAGAGCACGCTGGGCGAGATTGCCAATGTGGCGGGGACGGCGTTGCCTATCGCCGTGAGCCTCATCCCCGGTCTCCAATTCCTTGGTCCCATTGCGTCAGCCGCTCTCGCGGGTGGCGCGGGTGCCGCGTTGAAGGGCCAAAACATACTCAAGGGCGCTGCTATGGGCGGCTTGTCTGCGGCTGGCGGCCAAGTGCTCGGACCAGCACTCGGAGCCGGAGGCGCTCTCGGCACTAATCTGGCACCAAAACTCGCCACTGCAATAGGTACGGGCCTCGGTTCGACGGCGGGCGGCTTGGTTACCGGCCAGAGCCTGAAAAACTCTCTCCTTGGCGGCGTCGCTTCCGGCGCGCTCAGTTACGTCGCGCCTGACATCCAACGCGAATTAGGAATAAGCTCTAAGTCTGGTAGTATCTTCCGTGGCGGCAACACCAGCGCAAGCACTGGCGGCGCTGATAGTAGTGCCGTCTACGGCGGGCCAAACGCTGAAATTGTAGTCAACGCGCCTGCCTTCTCAACCCCGAACGTAAATCTCGGTGGGTTCAAAACGCCCGCTCAGAACTATCTGAGGGACGCCGCCGCAGACGACGTAATCAACCCCGAAACGCGCACGCCTTACAACACTGGGTATGATGGCGATCTCATCAACGTCACTGGCTCAGTCCCCGGTGCGGTCACTGGCGGTGTGCCTGTCACGGGTGGCGGCCTGTCACCTGAAATACTTCGCGCGATTAACGAGCCCGCCCAGACGGCGGCGGATGATAGCGAAATCATAAAGGTCACCGGACAACTCCCCGGCGCGGTTACCGGCGGTTTCACAGGAAACCCAGCGGTGGACCGGCTTCTTCCACCAGAAATGGCGGAACTCGGTGACGACACCATCAAGGTAACAGGCAGAAGGACCATCCCCGGCGCGGTTACTGGTGGATTAGACTTAGGTGCCCTTACCGCCGCAGCTCCAGCGGGTTCGCCAAACGATATTGTTGTAAAGGCTACTACAAGGACCACACCGAGCCCCGGCCTTACTTTGACGCCAGAGTTGCTCACCGATGTCAACCAGAAGTCGGAAGCCGAAAGAAAGGCTGAAGAAGAGCGGAAGAAACTCGGCCTTGAAGAGTATCTGCGCATCGCGGGTCTCCTTTCTGGCTTAGTCGGCGGTGGTGGCGGTGGTGGCTCAGGCTCGTCAGGCACATACGGCGGCGGCGGCACTGGTCGCCTGAACCCGATCTTCTCAGCCAAGCTGCCATCCGCAGGCGGTTTTGGTGTGAACCGCACAGCGCGTCCGATGGGCGACGTAGATTGGCTGACTTACGGCACACGGCCTGAGCTTAACTTCTTCGACTACGCGGCGCGATCCAACCCTGCGCCTGTCACAACGCCCGTACCCGGAAACCCCGCTGGCCCAATCATGGCCGAGCGCGATCCAATGCGGTTCGCAAAGGGCGGCCGCAGCCAATTTGCAGTCAACGGCGCTGGCACTGGTCGCAGCGATGACATCCCTGCGGTGTTGTCCGACGGCGAATATGTCATCGACGCCGAGACTGTCGCCCTTCTGGGTGACGGGTCGAGCAAGGCTGGCGCAAAGAAACTGGACGAACTTCGGATCAAAGTTCGTAAACACAAGGGCAAGAAGTTGGCAAAGGGCCGTTTTAGTGCTAATGCCAAGAAGCCCGAAGCATATCTGTCTGGAGGACGCATTTAATGGCTGATCGTAACGCATTCATGTCTGAAGGGGCGGCCCCGATCCCACAAGGCTCGGCCCTCACGGACATGACCAAGCAGACGGTGATGCCTGACTGGTACACCAACTACGCGATGGACGTTCTGGCGGGTCAGAATGCTATAGCTAGACGTCCCTACGAGACAGCGCCGATGCCGCGCGTTGCGGCCTTCACGCCGACGCAGCAGCAAGCCTTTGGCATGACCGGCACCGCCGCCACGGCGTATCAGCCACTGTTCAACCAAGCCACAGGCGTTGCGCAAAGCGCCGCAAACGCACCGGGCGCGTTAAACACCGCGCAGCCGTTCTTGACACAAGCCGGTCAGACATCCGTGTCGAACATCGGCCAGTACATGAACCCGTACAATGAGGCCGTCATCAACCGCATCGGCGAGCTGGGCACGCGCAATCTTACGGAGAACCTCCTCCCCGCCGTTGAAGGCCGCTACATCCAAGCCGGACAGCTCGGCTTCGGCGGTCGCGGGGGCATGGGCGGCACTCCGTCGGGTATGATGACCGACACCTCGCGCGCCGTCCGTGACGTCAGCGCCGACATCCTCGCGCAGCAGACTGAAGCGTTGCAGCAAGGCTACACGCAGGCCGCAGGGCTTGCAGGCACCGATCTCAACCGCTTCGGCAACCTCGCTGGTACTGCCGGTAATCTCGCGCAGACGCAACAAGAACAGCAGCTCGCCGCCTCTGGCGCTTTGTCCAACCTCGGCGCACGGGCGCAAGATCTCGGCCTTGCAGGCGCGGGTGCGCTTAGTGGCGTCGGCGCGCTGGAGCAGCAACAGGGCCAGAAGAACCTCGACGTGGCATACGCCGACTTCCTGCGTCAGCAGGGCTACCCGCAAGAGCAGATCAACAACATGATAAACACCTTCAAGGGCGTCGTCACTGGCATTCCGAACGCAGAGACGACGTACGGTATATCGCCGTCGGGCGTTAAGCAGGAATACACATCGACCGGACAGGACATTGCCAGTGCACTGACCGCTGCGGCGGGCCTTTACGGCAAGATTAAGGGGATTTGATTGTGCAAGACACAACCCTTACGCCGTTCCAGATAGAACACATTCGTAAAATGAAGCAAGGCTTAGGCATGCTGCCAGCGGCAGCCGACGCAGAGGAAGAGACGATGGACGAAGAATTGGGTGCTCTCAGCGCCATTGCTGACGCAGACGCCGAAGAGGCCGTTGACGCCGCAGACGCCGTTGACGTAGAGGAAGAAGCCGGCGCGCTGCCCTATGCCGCTGTCCGTACGGCCATGACTGCGCGCAGAGAGGCCGCAAAGGCGCGGCAGGCGTATTACGACGACCTCACGGCAAAGCTAACGGCCCAGCGCGCCGGACCGTCGTTCAGCGAGCGTATGTTCCAGTTGTCGGCGGCCTTAGCGCAACCGACCACAAGACGCGGCTTCGGTGCCGTCTTGGCTAATGTTGCGCCCGTCTTGCAGGCCCAAGAGCAGGCCAAGCGTGAGGGCGAAATCAAGCGTCGGGACGCGCTCTCGGCGTTGCAAGCCGCCCAGCTCAACCAACAGGAAGATCTACTCGGCCAAGAACTCGAGACTGAAGTTGAACTCGCGAAACTTACCACGCCGAAACCAGCTAGAATGGTGGGAACGCAGATCGTCAACGGCATACCTGTCGCAATCATGCAAGACGCATCCGGTGTGGTCACTACCCAACCGCTTGGCGTTGGCGCTACGGCGACCGCTGCGGGCGGTACAAAAACCTCAGGCACCATAGAGACCCGTGGTGGGGTTCAAGGATACTACAACGAACGTAATGTCTGGACGCCCCTGCCGCAGCGCCAGACACAAGAAACTTTCCGTGATGCTACGCCTGAAGAGGCGGCAGCGCGAAATGCGGTTTCGGGACAAATCTCAAACCTGACAGGCTTGTTTAAGCCAGACGCTGCGCCGAAGCCACGCACGCTGTCTGCGCCTGAGCAGAAGATATTGGTACAATCCGAGGACGTCTTTAACAGCGCAACAGACACACTTGGTAAACTTCGCCGCGTCATGGAACTCAACCCGAAGGCGCTTGAAGGCAGCCTGACAGGTTTCCGCAAAACGGTAGGGTCGCTATTCTCCAGTGACGATCCTACGTACGTCGCGACGGAAGAGCTAGACAACACGTTAAGCTCTATGGCTCTCGGCATGTTGAAGAGCACATTCCCCGGATCGGTTACCGAGGGCGAACGTAAGGCCTTGATGGCTTTGCAGGGAAGTTCCAGCTTGCCACGCGCTGCACGCGACCGCATCTTCCGTAACGCCTTCGAAGCGGCGCAGACCGTTGCCGCAAGGGCGCGAGATCGGATAACAAAAACTAAAGAAGGCTACTACACCGAGCGGACGTCGCCAGCCAAGCCAGCGGCGGGCAAACCACGCGTCATTAATTGGAACAACTAACATGCCAAGAAATGTAACCGTTACTCTTAGCAGTGGTGAAGCGCTCCAGTTTGCCAACGTG